GGCGGTCTTCAAACAAGAACAACAAAATCTATCGCAACAAGTTCTATTTCTGATGGTGTAAAAGTTGATACAGCAATAGATGGATTCGCAAGTTTTGGTTTAATGAAGATTGAAACTTCTCATGCTGCTTGGGTAAGACTATATGTTGATACTGCTTCAAGAACGGCTGATGCTTCAAGATTAGAAACAACAGATCCTTCTCCTGATGCAGGTGTTATTGCTGAAGTAATTACAACAGGTGCTGAAACTATTAAGTTCGGTCCTGGTGTATTAGGTTGGTTAGATTCAGGAACATCTATTCCTGTTTCAATTACAAATAAATCCGGTGGCCAGGCCGCAATAACAGTCACATTAACTGTATTAGAATTAGAGGCTTAATTTAATGAAGGAATATATTGTCACTCTTCATAATAAAGAAGACCTAGAAGATTTCTATAATGATATGGAAACTCCTGGCGGTGACCTTTATATTCCTAATAGAGCAGTTGATTTAACATTAAGAAGAGCAATAAGTCGTAATACTTATTATATGTTAACTCCTGAAGAAGCGGAACAATTAAAAGAAGATCCGAGAGTGTGGGATGTTTCCCCAAAAGATTTAATAGATTTAATTGAATGGAAACCAACAGGTTATTCGGATTCAGGTAACTTTGTTAGAAATAGTAGTTCTTTCCCATCTTCTTCTGAAAAAAATTGGGGAATGTTAAGACATAATGTTACGAATAACATTGATGGAAATTGGGGCGCTGATAGTGTTTCTACTAAATCAGGATCATTCACAATTACGGCATCAGGAAAAAATGTTGATGTATTAATTGTTGATGGAAGTATTACAACTGCTGCAGCAAATCATCCTGAATTTGCAGTAAATCCAGATGGCAGCGGTGGAACAAGAGTTCAATTCTTTAATTGGTTCTCTCTTACAAATCAATTAGGATTTGGGTCGAATGGAAATTATGATTATACTACGGTAGGATCATCCTCTGATACTGCTCACGGGTGCCATGTTACTGGAACAGTCGCAGGTAATACCTTAGGTTGGGCAAGGGATGCAAATATTTACAGTTTAGAATTTTATTATTCAGGCGCCGTAAACTATGGTGGTGTTCTCACTCAGGACACAATGTGGGATTATATTCGTGAATGGCATAATACCAAACCAATTAATACAGCAACAGGTCGACGAAATCCTACAGTAAGCAATCATAGTTATGGTGGTACATATACAAAAGATTCATTAATTACAAATGGACCTTATGATAGCATAGGAGCAATGAATTTTAGAGGTACATTGTATAATCCTCTTGGCGATTTTAGTAGAGGTTTAAATGATGCTGAATTAGAAGAAAGAGGTATTAATGTACCAGGAAATGGTGATTGGGAAATTAGTGCATATTATACTTCTTTCATAGCCGACATTCAAGATGCAATAGCTGACGGGATTATTGTAGTATGTGCTTCAGGAAATCATTATCAAAAAGTAACTTTATCAGGCGATCAAGATTATAATAATATTGCTTATTTAGAACAAAGCGGATCCATTGTATCTGCATTTAATACACACAGACCTGGAATTAGTGGAGGCGGAGCTGTTCCAGAAAGTATTGTAGTAGGGAATCTTGATGACCAATCCAATGATAGAAAAAGAGCTTCTTCAGTTTGTGGTGGTGCAGTTGATATACATGCAGCAGGATCTGGTATTGTGAGTTCAGTATATGGAACAGGGAATGTACAAGATAGTAGGAATGGAAGTTTTTGGCTATCAAAATATACTGGGACAAGTATGGCATCTCCACAAGTAACAGGTGTATTGGCGTTATTTGCTGAAAGTAATCCAAACTTAGTTCAATCGGATGCAGTTGCTTTTCTTACGAATATGGCAACAATGAATCAGATGTATGATACAGCAACCGACGATTGTACTGACTTTGAAAGCTTACAAGGTGCACCAAACAAAATTTTATATTGGAAAAATCAAAGACCTGAAACAGGAATGAGTTTTCCAAAACAAAATGCAAAAGCAAGACCTACATCAGGTCGAGCCTGGCCTAGACCAAGAATGAGAGTTAGAGGTTAGTCCAGTGGTAATAAATAAACAAATATACTCAAGAGCGATAGTAAGATTATGGCAGAAATCCTAACAAATAATTTTAAAAGTGATGTAAACAAAACTTTCATCATTGATGCAAAAGCGAATGAAGATTATTATATGTTTGTTTCTTCTATCGGAACATTCAATCCGGTAGATTCTGCCGTCTCACAAAATGAATTTTTAGAAAATACATTATTTGCCAAGAAGATTAAAAACGAAGATATTAATTTTATGATTAGATATTATCCTTGGCAAAGAGGAACAGTATATACTCAATACGATGATGCAGTCGATTTAACAGGAACAAACTTTTATGCAGTAGTTGGTCCTAATGATAATGATACCGGTGACTACCGAATTTATAAATGTTTGGATAACAACAACGGCGGAACTGCAGAATCGCCTCCTACATTTGATAATGCTAACTTAAATCAAATTTATGAAACGGCAGACGGTTATGTGTGGAAGTATATGTATCGTCTCACTACATTACAATTCGAGGGGTATAATGCATTAGGTTATATACCAATTGATCCTTCAGCAACGATTGAACCAGCGGAGGTTTCAGGCGGTGGAATATCAGATATAGAAGTAACAAATGCTGCTTCTAATCAAGGATATCAACAAAAATATGCTGTATTAGATTTTATCTTTGGAAGAACTGGTGGAATAAATGTTCACGGAGAAGTTTCTGTTAGAGTAGATCCTCTTGATACAACTTGGTCTTCAATTGATAACTATTATGTAGGACAATATCTTTATATCACAAACCCAAGTTCAAGTGTAACAAATTTATTCAGAATAGATTATTACAAATATAATACATCAACAGGTAAAGCAGAAATTAGAGTTGGACCAGAATTGTCAAATCCTAATAGAGGAAATGTTGAAGGTGCAACACAAGCCAATCCAGTAGTTATTACATCAACCGATCACGGTCTTTCTCAAAGACAACCTATTCGTTTTAAAGATGTAGGCGGTATGACAGAACTAAACGATGATGATGGAGATGGAAATCCAGTTTATTATGTTGATGTTATAGATACAAACAATTTTAGTTTAAAAACAGATACTTCTTTATCATCAGGTCTAAACGGTTCAGGATTTGGAGCATTTACTTCAGGCGGAACTTGGGAAGCAGATAAAGACTTAGTTACAGCAGGTGTTAAGACACAAGGACCTGCAGATATTATACCAAGAATTGATATTAAAGGTGATGGAGTTGGTGCAGTTGCGATTCCTGTTATTGACGAAGATCGAATTGCATCTGTTACTGTTTTGAATGCAGGTTCAGGATATAATAATGTAATTGCAGAAGTTGTAGATCCAATTGTAGATTTTAATCCTGACGATGATAACTCAACGGATGTAAGAGCAGTCATAAGACCTATAATTGAACCTAAAGGCGGTCATGCATACAATCTTATTGATGAATTAAAATGTAAACACTTTTCAATGTATGCATATATTACAGCAGATGATAATACAAATATAGGTGATGTAAATACATATGGGTCATTAGGAATTGTAAGAACTCCGTCCTTTAGGGATGTTGGTGCAGGTACATGGAGAAGCGGTCAAGCAAACACTGCTTTAATTCCTGATATATTTGATAACAGAATAGCAATTACAACGGATGATTGGCAAAGTGTAACAGCAAACAGTATTGTGACTCAAGTAGATGGAAGTAATCAGATTACATTTACAGCACAAGTACATGAAATTGACGACACAGCAAACACAATTTATTTGGCTGAATACATGGGTCCATATCAAAATAATAAGCTTGTAGGTAACGGAGATACATCTTTTAACCCTAATCTTGATATTGTATCAGATACAGGTCAGAGAATCACAATAAATAATCCTGTAGACGATAATATTGTGTATTCAGATTATATACAAAGAACAGGTGAAGTATACTTCATGGAAGACTTCTTCCCATTAGCAAGAACAGACCTATCAAGAGAAGAATTTAAGTTTGTATTGGAATTTTAAGGAACGTAAGCAAAAATGCCTATTAATAAAAATTTAAATATTGCCCCATACTTCGATGATTACGATGTTGAAAAGCAGTTTTATCGAGTTATGTTCAAACCTGGTTATGCTATTCAGGCAAGAGAGCTTACTCAATTACAATCAATGCTTCAAAATCAAGTCGAGCAGTTTGGTGATAATATTTTCAAAGAAGGTTCAATTGTTAAGGGATGTAACTTTACAGAACTTGATGATCTTAAATATGTAAAAGTAAATGACGGTCCTGTTGGATTTAATGCACTTGCATATATTAGTGGACCTGGTGTAGAACCTATTCAAGGACAAGATGTTGAAGTTGATTATGTTTACGAACTTGTTGGTCAATCGACAGGTTTAAGAGCAGAGATTGTTCAAGCTTCAGTTGGTTTCCAAACAAGACCACCAGATTTAAACACTTTTTATATTAACTATTTAAATACTGTTCCATCAGCAAAAGAATTCCAGGCTGGTGAAAACCTAATTATTAATAAGCATAAGTACTTAAGAGGAACGACCACAGGTACTCTTGCATCCGAAGTTGTATTATCACAAGGTCTTGCTGTTAGTACAGGAGTTAGTACACCACATGTTGGTAAGTCTTTTGGTATTGAATCTGCTCCAGGTATTATATTTCAAAAAGGACACTTTATCTTTGTTGCAGAGCAAAGAATTGTAGTTGAAAAATATTCCGACCAACCCGACGAAAAATCTGTTGGTTATTCAGTAAGCGAATCTTTAATAAGTGCATTACAAGATGCATCATTATACGATAATGCAAACGGTTCTAAAAATGAAAATGCTCCGGGTGCAGACAGATTAAAGCTTGTACCTAATTTAACAGTTTTAGCTACTGCTGATGCAAAAGCAGACGAGAGTTTCTTTACATTAGTTCGTTATCAAAATGGTAATGCAATTACTGTCCGTGATGTTTCTCAATACAATGTATTAGGTGAGGAACTTGCTCGAAGAACATACGAAGAATCAGGCAATTACATTTTACAACAATTCCCATTAAGCACAGACGATCGTGTTCCTTCAGGAGCTGCTAACTCTGAGGTTCAAGTTATTGTAGGACAAGGTGTTGCTTATGTTAAAGGTTATCGAGTAGAAAATTCTGGTGAGCGTTCATTCACAATTGACCAAATTTCATCAACAGAAGAAATATTCAATCAAAATGTTTCTATGGAATATGGAAACTATGTTGAAGTTTTAGGCGGAGGTAATCCTGGTACAGGTTGGAATGGAAGATTAGATTTAGATATTACTGGTACTGCTAATGCACAAACAGCAGCTAATGCTAATATGGGTAGTGTTACTATTCAAAACCTAACACCTGAAAGAATTTATTTACATTCATCTATGTATACTGGTGCGTATGCAATGTCAGATTTAGATAGAATTTCTGATGGTAATGGATATGTTCAAATTAAGCAAACATCAGGCGGCGCACCTTTACTTAAAGAAACAAATAAAAAGGCATTAATTTTTGATACAGGTCTTAATGGATTATTCGCAACAAGTAATACACTTATTCCTGTAAGAGCTCAAGTATCCGCAACTCATACAAGTGGATCTATTACAATTACAGCAAACCCAGGAGAAGATTTCAATTGTCTTAATGATGATATATTGGTTGTTGATAATTCTTCAGTTCAGTGGCCTGCTACATATACTACTTCATTAAACAATTCACAACTTAATATTAATATTGACCCAAGTGCTGCAGCAGGTGTTACTGTTTATTATAATAAAAGATTAATTGGTTCAACCGCTGGTGTTGATCCATACAACAAAACAGTAAGAGAGCCTTGGATTAGATTCGTTTGGAATAATGCTAAAACAAAATACAGCTTAGGTTTTCCTGATGTCTTTGATATTATTTACATCGAAGATTCAAGTGGTAATGACGTCACAAGTAGTTTCAGATTAAAAAGAAACCAAAAAGATACTTATTACGATATATCATATTTAGAATATATTGAAGGTCGACCTATACCAACAGGTACTTGTTCTGTTCACTTAAAAGTATTTGAAGTTAATACATCAACTGGTGATTATTTCTTTACTATTAACAGTTATCCAAATACATTAAGCAGATACGATATTCCTTCTTATGTATCTTCTACAGGTAAAGTTTATAACTTAAGAGAATGTTTTGATTTTAGAGCATATATTGATAAAGATAGTAATGCAAATTATAATGCTTCAACTGCAGGCTCTGCTCCAATAATTTCACAAACGGTTGGACAATATCCTTTATCATTTACTAATTTAGGAGCTCCATTAATTCCTGCTGCTCAACAATCATTACAAACAGACATAGAATACTACCTAACAAGAATTGATACTATTGCCTGTGATTCATACGGAGAAATCAGTTTAATTAAAGGTGAAGAAGAAAGATACGCGGTTCCACCAAAACTAGGAAATGACAAATTAGCAATTGCCGAAGTTGAAGTTCCTACATATCCTGCATTATCTAAGAAACAAGCTGATGTTCTTCGTAAGAGAGAATATGCTGTTAAGCCAAGAGCAACAGGTATTAAGAATTACACAATGAAAGATCTTCATTCTTTAGAGAAGAAGATTGATAACATGGCTTATTATATTTCATTAAATCAATTAGAGTCTGATACATCAAATTTAATTATCAGAGATGAAAATGGATTAAACAGATTTAAGAATGGGTTTGTCGTAGATCCATTTAACGATTTAACGTTGGCTGAAATTACACATCCACAATTTAGTTCAGCAGTTCCGTTTAATCAAAAGATTTTAACTCCGTCATTAAAAACATTTGCATTAGATTTGATTTATGAATCTTCAACAGGTTCTTCTGTATTCCCAAGCACTGATGATGCTAAAGCTGCAACCATTGGAAGAAATCAAAACGTAGATATTATTGAGCAACCTTATGCTTCTAATTTTAGAAACTGTGTTTCTAACTTCTATAAGTACATAGGTGATGGAGTTATTTCTCCACCTTATGATGCGGCTTATGATACAACAGTTAATCCTGCTACGATTGATATTGATCTAACAACTCCTTTCCAAGATTTTGTTGATGATATTCAGCAATTCATTCCAATGACTGATACAACAGTAACTACACAAATTACTGATGATCGTTGGGTAAGAAGATTTGGTAATAGAGGAGCAAGAACAGAAGTAGATACCATCACAACAAGAACAAGTGAAATCAGTATTGATGGTTCAACAACAACCGAACAATTTGTTGGAGAATTTGTTTCTGACTTTAGATTCCAACCATTTATGGCAGGAAGAGATATTAAAGTTTATATGTCAGGATTAAGACCTAATCAAAGACATTACTTCTTCTTTGATGGTGTTGATGTAAATGCTCATGTATTACCAGGTTCACCAACAGCAGATTCAGTCGGAGACGTTCAAAGATACGGAGAAAAAGGCGATGCGGTTGAAACAGATGGAAACGGCGTATTAAGAGCCGTATTTGCTTTACCACCAGAAACATTCTATGTTGGTGATAGAGTATTAGAAATCGTTGACGTAAATCAGTATGCAAGTATTGAATCCGCTTCTACTTCAAAAGGATTCATTACATATAGAGCATATAATTTCAGTGTTGAAAAAACAGCACTAACAACTTCAACAAGATCTCCAAACTTTGATGTTAACACAACAGTTACCACAAGAAACGTTGCCCGACGTATTAGAGGTAGAGATCCACTTGCACAAACATTCTTTATTAAGAAAGGTATGGGTGCAGGTTCAAATTCAGTATACTTATCAGATATTGATATCTATTTTAAACGTAAGCCGTCTCAAACCACAGGCGGTGCTAATGCCAATGCTGCATTGAATGGAGTCACCGTTCAAATCAGAGAGGTAGTTAATGGTTATCCTACTAATCAAATACTTCCTTTCTCTGCAGTTCATAAACTGCCTTCACAGGTAAATGTATCAGACGATGCTTCCGCAGCAACAACATTTGCCTTTGAAGCGCCAGTTAGATTAGATGTTGAAAAAGAATATTGTGTTGTTATTCAACCTGATGCTTCGGATCCTAACTATCTTGTATTTACTTCTAAAGTCGGTGGTACAGATTTAACTCCAGGTGATACTCAAGGTTCAGCCATTGTTCAGGATTGGGGAGACGGTGTTCTATTTACCTCAACAAATAACTCTGCTTGGAAATCATATCAAGACGAAGATATTAAATTTACATTAAGAAGACATAACTTTAATTCTTCTACAGGTACCGTAAGATTAACAAATAATAAAAATGAATTCTTCTCTGTAGACAATATTACTGGAAGATTTAATGCTGGTGAACAAGTATACCAAGAAAAAGCATTAGATCCTAACACAAGTACAACAATCACAGTCGCAAATGCCAATAATGTAATTACAGGTACCGCGTTAACTGATACATATTCTGAAGGAGACTTCCTTAAGATCTCTGGTGGATCGCCTGTCGTTTCAGGTTTATTTAAGGTAGTGACAATTACAAATGCAGATACACTTGTTCTTGATAGACCATGGTTCTCAACCGGCGGTTCAGCAAATCATCTTCCTGTCGTGGTTGGTGATTTATGTTACTATGATTTAAGAAATCCATTTGAAATGTATTTAGAAAATTCATCAGTAACAACAACTCGTGTATTTGCCACAGGGTCAAATATTATTGGACTTGATAGTGGCTCAACCGCTAATCTATCGGCAATTAACAATATTAATTTAAGTTATGTTCAGCCGATGATTATGAGAGCAAATGATTCAACTTCTAAAACAAATTTAACTGGAACCTTCGTTCCTCCAGCAGATGTTAATTCAACTTATCTATCGCAAATGAAGTTCAATGATAATAATCACTTTAGTCAACAAGGTGTTATTATTTACAGTATGTCTAATGATCCTTCAAGAACAAAGGTATTTAAATTAAATATTGGTCTTGAAAATGGATCTAACGTAACTTCAACACCATTTGTTGATATTGAATCTTCTAAGTTAATTGCGTATCAATATAAGATTACGAATGATCCAGCAACAACTGCAAAATATATTAGTAAAGTAATTGAATTGGCAGAAGATCTTGATGCAGAAGATTTCAATTTAATTCTTTCTGCTTATCGTCCAACCAATACAAATGTTAAAGTTTATATCAAAGCTCAAAATGCATATGACAATGATGAGTTTGATAATTTAGATTGGACAGAATTAGAATTATTTGAAGGTGTAGGTTCATATTCAACTGTTTCAAACCTAAATGATTACAGAGAATTTAAATATAGAATTGCTGCCGCTGATAAGACAGGTTCTTCACCTAGCGGTCCGTATGTATACAGCTCACAAGGCGGAACATTCGAAGGATTTAAGAGATTCCAAATTCGTATAGATTTATTATCACCAAACATTCATAGTGCACCTACACTTAAAGATTATCGTGGAATTGCATTGACATAGGATATGAGTTATGAGTAATACTTTAAATAGAGATCAATCTGGAGCAATCGTTAGTACAGATGCAATTGCCTTAAATAAATATAAGGTAGAAAGAAACTTTTATCGCAAGGTAGAAAGAATTCAACAAGATCTTGTAGATATTAAAAGAAGTATTGTTAATATTTACGAAAGAATAGAAAAATTGGAAGAAGAATAAAATGGCTCGAGATATAGGGGAAATTAATACATCGCAAACCTTTCAAAACTGGTTTGATAAAACTAATGATCTCGTTGAAGAATTAAGGGATAATATTATGACTGCCACAACAAGTGGTGAGTCAACGACTGGTAATGCAACTTTAGTTGGAACCTTTACAGGTACTAATGTTGTTGCTAGTACTTTATTATCATCCGATGATATTAGTTCTGCTTCAGGCGGTGTAATTAATTTTCAAGATCCAATTCAAATTACAGGTACTTCAGCCACAACTGCAACATTCTTGTTCTCAGGAACAGGTGGGCAAACAAGATACACAGATGGAAATTTATCTTGGGATGTTGGATTAGAAAGTTCTAACCCAGGCAATTTTATTATTGATACTGGAACCGGCCAAAATAAATTTCAATTATCAGTCGCAGGAACTTTAACAGTTCCTGATGCAGTTGTAACTGGTTCTTTAACTGTTGGAAGTTTGTCAATTGGTGCTGGTGGTGCAGGTTTAAATACAGATGATATTACTGAAGGCTCAACAAATTTATATTATACCGATGCTAGAGCAAGAGGTGCTTTCTCAGGCGGAGACGGTATTAATATCGCAAGTGATGGAACAATTTCATTTGACGGTGAAGGTAAATTAACCACTTATGAAGGTGATGAATTTAGATTAGCAGGTTCTGTTGATGTAGGAAACGGTTTAAAATCTTATTTAACAGGTGGTTTATCGGTTGGTGTACCTTTTGGACAATTAAAGTCTAATTGGGCAAGTAATACTTATGATGTGTTAACTTGGTACCCAGCCGGAATTTCAGTTAATGGTTACGGTTATTTCACAACTGATATACAAACAAATGGTGGTGACATTGTCGTTAAGACAGGTTCAACTATCAAAGCATATATGGACCAAAATGGTAATGGTTACTTTACAGGTGATGTAACAACAAATGGATCTGCATCAGACGAAAGATTAAAAGAAAATATCGTTCCTCTCGACAAAGGATTAGGAACAGTAGAACAAATTAAGACATATAAATTTAATTATAAAGATAGACCTGAAGATACATTACCAGGTGTAATTGCACAAGAGATTGAAAAAGTTTTACCGGAAGTAGTTTATGATATTGAAATGGAAGATGGTGTTTACAAAGCTGTAAGATACCAACAAATTGTGCCAGTACTTATTGAGGCAATTAAAGAATTGAGTGATAAGGTAAAAGATTTAGAAAACCGCCTCTAAACGACGAATAAATTAAGATTGGTCTTATAAATATAAGTAATACCAAAGGGAAAAGTTAAATGGCAAAAATTTCAGAACTAGGTTCCATTACCGGTGCAAATACCAGGTCGGAAGACCTGCTTGTCATAGTCAACCTTGTTCAGGGTGATGACGGTACTAAGAACATTACTAGAAAAGAATTAGTTGAAGCAATTCAATATGAAATCTTTTCTAGGATCACAATTACTGGAGGATCAATCTCCGGTGTGGTCATGCGAGATTCACGCCTCGATAATGTAGAAATTGATAACTCTGAAATTGAAGATACTGATTTCTTACGTGGTACAATAGCTGATACCAGAATATTTGATTCTACAGCAAACAACATCACAATGACATATAGTAGTTTCAATTTTGGAACACTACTTAATTCTACTGCCAACAATATTACAATCACATCATCTTCTTTTGCTGATGGTACTGGTAATAATAACATTTTCAACAATACAACACTACTTGATGGTAGTGCTAATAATTTTGTCATTACCGATTCTTCAGCAAATAATATTACGATCACAGATTCAACTGCGAACAACATAATCATTACAAACTCTCAGTTCAACGAAGGAACTGGAAATAATGTTGTTCTAACTAATTCTATAATTGATAATTCTACATTCAGAGATGGCACTGTAAATAATTCAGTCATCGAGCAATCAGATTTTAACAACGGTGAATTAGCGGATTCAACAGGTACAAACATTCAGCTTGATGATTCTTCATTCGCTGATGGTACTATTTCAACATCAATTATTACTGATTCTGAATTCTTAGATGGTATAGCAAATAATGTTGCGATTACAGATTCAACATTCACAAGTGGTGATATCTTTGATAGCAATGCAAATAATGTTATCATTACAAATTCTCAGTTTAATGATGGTACAGGCAATAATGTAGTACTTACAAATTCAACTATTGACGATTCAGTATTTTCAGATGGTACTATTTCTAATACAACATTCACAGGTACCATGGATAATGTTGTTGCTACCAATATGCAAATCAGAAGTTCTAGTGCTGATGGTCTTGGTGCAAATAATTCAACATTTGAAAACGGTGGAATTTCTCAATCAACATTCTCAGGCGGTGTAATTGATACATCCAAGCTTGTTGACTTTGATATGGATCTTACCAAAGAGTTTGATCCACCTATGGATGATGAAAGTTATTTCGCAATTAAAAACGAAAAGACTGGTGATACAGAACAAATTAATTTCGGTCAATTATTTGATGAAATTTCTAGAAGAACATCTCAAGCATTAAAAATTCACGTTGATGCAGGTTCAGGTAATGATGATTGGCCTGGTTCACAAATGCAACCTGTTAGAACATTAGAAAAAGCATTTGAACTTTGTTTAGAAAAAGCAGGCGGTGAATTAAATCGTAACGCAATTAATAACTCCGTTCATATTTCTGTTGGACCTGGAACATATTATACAAAAGGTAATCTTGCACTACCAGATGATTGTTCAATGTCTTCAACAGCTGGACAATATGCAACTGTTATTGAACTTGAAAAAGGATACGAAAACAATAACGGTATTCTTGTAGGTTCAGGTTGTTATGTTCAAGGATTTGCATATCAGAATTTCCAAGTTGATAACTTTGATTACCCAGAAGGCGGATTTGCGATTGCATATCGTCCTGGTGCCAAGTTATTGCGTTCACCTTACTTAAGAGATAGTTCACAGTTATCAAACTTCTTACGTGCTGATGTTGAACCACCTCTTAATCCTTATAACTCAAAAGGTACTCTTGCTGACTTAGGTAGAGAATTTACTTTAACTAATATTTCAGATACTACCAAGTTTGCGATTGATGATGAAATTGTATTCTCATCAGGTGCAGTTGGTTTCGTATCTTATATTTCTGAAATTGCTTCAGATAGTAAAATTCATGTAAGGAACTTAAAGAACAATCAAGGTTTTGCTGTAGGAGATGTAATTACATCTGAATCCGGTGGTACTGCTACAATTTCCGCTATCGGAATTGACGACTTCCCTAACAGAGAGGTTGGTCGAGGCGGTGGTTGTGTACTTGCAGATAGAAGAGCACTCGATACAGATTCGTTATATACCTACGTATTATGTTTTGGTTTCACACCTCGTTCACAAAACGGTATAGGATATGTGGCAAGAGACGGTGCTGGTGTTAACGGTATCGGTTCTCTATCCATCTTCGTTCGTTGCGCATTCTATGCATTGAACGGCGGTCAGATGACATTGAACAACTCAGGTACTCAGTTCGGTGATATCTCAATGAGAGCAAAAGGAACAACAGAATTCTTTGCTCCAAAATCAACAAATGCAACCATTATTGGTAATACAGTATTTGCTGATACTATTGATGACAATGCAGATGCAATCATTGATGATGTAGTTGAATACTTAACAGCAAATAGTGTAAACGGTGGATTAGGTTATAAAGAATACGATTCAGAAAAATGTTTAAGAGATGCAGGTATTGTTCTTGACGGTACAGGATACGATGTTGCTCTTGATACGAACTATTGGGGTAGATTGGCAGGTATTACTTATCGTTCTCCAATCTCATATGTTGTTCCTGGTGAACAGCTTGTAGAAACAAAAGGTGCATTAGAATATTTAAGAGATCAAACAAAGAATGTATTCGTTAGTGCTAATGCAGAAATTAATTCAAGAATTCAAACTTCTTTTGCTGAACTTCTAAACGTCTTAGAATACGGCGAAGAGAATATGAATGGAATTATATGGCAAGATACTTCCGTTGCACGTACCGCGGCCAGAACATTACTACAGGACAATAAATCATTCATTGCTGATGAACTAATTGATTGGATAGAAAACAATGATGAATTCTATGCATATGATTCAGCAAAATGTCGCAGAGATGTACAAGATTATATTTTACCTGCTGTTACTAACGATATGCAATTTGACACAAACTATAATGCTGTCACTGCAGGTCGTGCTTACTACATGGCAACAGCAGCCAAAGTTGTTCAGCAACAAAATAACGAAACTGTTGCTGCTTATAAGAGATTAAAAGATCAAGTAAATGAATTAATTGATGGTGATTCTTATCTTGCGTCTGAAAGATCAGATGAAGCATTTGAAGAAATTCTAACTATCTTAGAAAATTCAGGAACTCAATTTACACCAAGCAATGCAACTTATGATCCTTCCAATGGGTTATCAGTTATTACATTAGGTACAAGCAAAAACTTTACTCCAACTGATGTTGATTATGATCCTACAACTGGTATCATGACAGCAACAATTGGTTCTCACGAATTAACAACTGATGATCATATTTGGTTTAAACCAGAAGGAATCACATTTACATGTAACTCCGATGGCAATGTTACTCAATTAGCTGCACCTCAAGCTCATCATCCATATTATAACAAACCATGTCCTATTATTGGAGTGACAAGCAATACTATCACATTGAATGTTGGAGTTGGTGCAGGTGGAGTACATACATTTGTATCTTCTATAACAAATGCATTCCAATCAGGACACGGACTTGGTAAAGGTAGAAAAGTATTATTAAAACAAAACGGTTTAGTATTTACATGTTCATCTGATAATAATACAACAAGACATTCATATCCTCGACCTACTGATCCTGCTGCAGGATCGCCTATTGAAGTTATCGGTGCAACACCAAGTAAAATTGTAGTTAATGTTGGTCCTGGTTCAGGAGGAACTCATACATTTGTTGAAGCATTGCCTAATGCTGTTTCTGCATTGGGTTCTGACATTAGGTGGAGCGATTCAACTAGCATTTCAGCTAATAAGCGCAATGCAAGAAAGCAACTACAAAAGAACAGAGAATTCTTACAAGAATTAGTATTGGGTTATATTGATGAAAATTATTTCAGATATAATTCTGATAAGTGTAAGAGAGATATTGAAGAATATATTGTACCTGCAGTTGAAAGAGACATTCTAACAGGAACAAATTATAACGCAATTCAGACAGGTATTGCTTATCGTGCAGGAACCGTAGGAACTGATATTGTTCTTGATGATCAGTTAGTAGAAACAACTGGTGCAATTAATAACTTAAAAGATAGACTTAAAATAAATGGCGGTCAATCAGGATTTACAGTAAGTAATGCTACTTACGACCCAGTAACTGGAATATTTACCGCAACTGTTGGTGCAGATCACGGACTTGTTGCTGGAGATTTTGTAAACTTTGTTGGTGAAGGTATTACATTTGAATGCGATTCACCTGCTGTTCAAATTTCGCACCCAAGACCAACTGATCCTTATTATGGAAAACCTGTTCCTATTACAAGCGTAACAGCAACAACGATCACAATGAATGTTGGAGATGCCGGTGGTTATGCAGGTGCTCATACATTTGTATCAGCGGTCGCAAATGCAATTTATCCTTCAATGTTAAGAGGATTAAGTTATACTCCAACAACAGCAACTTACGATCCTGTAAATGGAAGGTTTGAAGCAACAATTGGTTCTCACGATATACAACCTGGTGATTATGTAGAATTTGCTCCAGAAAGTATTACTTGGACTTGTGATTCAGATGGTAATGTTACTCAATTGGCATCTCCTCAATCACATCACCCATATTATAACCATCCATGTCCAGTACATTCAGTTACATCAACAACTATTGTCTGTTATGTAGGACCAGGACAAGGCGGAGTACATACATTTGTATCTGCAACAGCCAATGCAATTTCTCATGTAATTGGTATTACAGATAATTCTTCTGAACATCGCTCAGATGAAGCATTTGATAAAATTGTTGGAATACTCAATAGTTCAAATAAAACTTATTCAACATCAACTGCCACTTACGACCCAGATACAGGATTATCTGTATTAACAATTGGCAGCCATGATTTACAACTTGGTGATGAAATTATCATTGCTCCAGAAAGTTTAACATTCACATGTGCTTCTGATGGTAATGCAACACAGCATACATACCCAACAACTACAATAACAAGTTTCACACCAACTGCAGCAACATACGATCCTTCAACAGGAATCTTTACTGCTACTATTGGTGCTCATAAATTAAAGGTTGGGGATTTCATTGAAATTGCTCAAGAGAGTATTGTATTCTCATGTGATTCTGATAACAATGCTACTGAACTTGCTGCACCACAACCACATCATCCTTTCTATAAGAAGAAGATTGCATTAACTGATGTCACTGGAACAACTATTACATGTAATGTTGGAACAGGTTCAGGTGGAGTACATACATTCGTATCGGCTGTATCTGGTGCAATTACAGGAGAAAGACAACATCCTGCATATAAGAAACCAGTTGTAGTTGCCGCTAAAACAGCAACAACAGTTACAGTTAATGTTGGTACAGGTGCAGGCGGAGCTCATACATTTGTATCAGCAACTCCAAACAATATTAAAACTGCCGAATACATTTCAACATATACACCAACCGCCGCAACTTATGATGCCGCAACCGGTGAATTTGTTGCTACTATCGGTCAACATAATTTGGTTGCTGGTGATTATATAGAGATCAAACCAGAATCTGTAGTATTTACTTGTGATTCAGACGGCAATGCAACAGAACATGCATATCCACAATCTCACCATCCTGCATATAAGACCCCTGTAAGGATTTTATCAGTAACCACCGATACAATAACAACAAATGTCGGAGTTGGTGCTGGTGGGACCCATACATTTGTTAGAGCAGATGTTGGAGCAATAGATTCAGATGCATTAGTATTTACAGATCCTGCATCTCATATTCAACATTATACACCAACAACAGCAACTTACGATCCAGTAACTGGAATCAGTGTCGTAACGATTCCAGGACATAACTTAACAACATCTGATTGGATTCAATTTGCTCCATACAGTTTCACATTCACATGTTCTTCAGATGGTAACGCAACAGAACATTCATACCCAAGAAAAGGTGATGGGAATTACAACACACCAATGCAAATTACAAATGTTGCTGGTGATGATATTACAGTTAATGTTGGGGTTGGCGCAGGTGGAGCTCATACATTCGTAACCGTAGAAAAACATGCTGTAACTAAACTAAGTTATAATTCTCAAGGTCAATACGCAAGAGAACAATTACAAGCTAACAAGGATTTCTTGGCTGCTGAAGTTAATGCATGGATTGACGATAACTACTTTGTATTTGATGGAGCAAAATGTTCAAGAGATACAGGTTTAATTCTTGATGCAGTACGAAGAGATGTTGCATCAGGTTCAAATTATCATGCGGTATTTAACGGTCTATCATATAGATTAGGCGGAGCTGGTGCTCAATTAGTTTATCAAACTCAATTGACAGAAACTGTTGCTGCTATTAATTACTTAAAAGATAAAGCTGCAGCTGAATCAGCAATTACAGGAACTGCCTTAACAAGATCAAATGCTGCATTTGATGAAATCATTGATATTTTACAAAACAGTGAAACTGCTGCAGATGCCATATCGTTCGGATCTAACTCTGTATCTGCTAATCATACTATTGCACGACAGATATTACAATTAAACAAAGCATTCATGCAAGCAGAAGTAACTGCCTTTATTGCTCAAGAATTCCCAACATTAACATATGATGTTGCTAAATGTGAAAGAGATACAGGATATCTTGTTGATGCAATATCTTGGGACATTCAACATGGTTCTAATACAGCTGCTGTTAACTTCGCAAGAATGTATTACGACAATGCAATTGCCGTATTACCTGAAGAACAAATTTTACCAACAGCAAAAACTTGGGAACATATCGCAAATGTTGCTTATGACATTGTAAGGGATGTTGCAGTTACACCAACAACAGGTAATGGTGCTTCACAAAATCAATCATTAACTGATGCAGGTCTTGA